ATCTGGCATTGCAATCATCAGAAACGGACGTATATCTCCGAGCGATTTGGATGCGGAAGACTGCGCCTGAGCACTGTTAAAGCGCGTAGCAATCGGACCGACCTGCGCACCTGCCTTAACCTCCACACGAAACATCCCACCCCAATGTTCTTCATGACGAGTTCCCGCATTACCAGTCGCAGACAGACCAAGTTTTTTCCGCGCTTTCCTAGCCTTACTATCTCCCTTGGTCCTGTTCCTTTTGCCCCTAGCGACAGGGTCGCCACACCCCTTGATGCGACGTTTGCCATCTCGACCCGCACGTCCAAGAGTTCCAAATCTCGGACAGCCTTCCAGTACGCACTTGTCCCTGTTTCCCTCACAGTCGCCCTTCCTTGTGTCCATTACTTCTTCAGGTCATTGATGAGTGTTGATGCTTCACCTTTGGTAATTTCGTCAAGTTTCTCAATCTTGCGACCGATGATTGCCTCAACATAGAACTGTGAGTCTTCCTTGTTCATGCCTTGGTCTCGCATGATTGCACGAATCATACCGAGTTGCTTTGGTGATGCGGCCTCGCCAGGGTTCTTGATTGTTGGTGCTGGCTTGGCTACCTCTGTTGCACCAAACGATTCCTCAAGGTTGTTGATTACGGCCTGCACATCCCGTGTTTCCACTGGACGTGAGTGACGCTGTACTTTTTCCATCTCTTCACGGGACGGGCGCTTTGCTGGGTCTGAACCAGCCAGACCTGCGTTGGCCAATGCTCGTCCCACGGCCGAACTTTCACAGTTCTCCAGGTGACTTGTGCGATTGACCATGCCCTCGCCTCTTGTTTCTTCTGCCCATCCAGTTGCTACCAACTTGTCGTCGACATACAACTCTGCACGAAACACACAACGGTTGTCGCTGTAGTGGACAAGGTCTGTCACCACCTTGGTGCGTGGTACTGCACCATCCCCGCTGTAGTCGTTAAGCCAACGGTCAAGTCGCGCCGCGACTGTCTCGTAGTTGTCAAGATTGAACTGTGCCATGTTTTCCTCCTAGATAAACCGCATGACGCGGAATGTTGTTTGCTTCCTGTACTTTTCTACCAGCGCTGGATGCTCAGATTCAAATCTCTTCATGTCAAAAGAGTCACGCGTCTGAGTCTTCCAAGTCACCACCTTGTTGCCATCGATTGTACCCGTATCTGCGTCCTCAAGAAACATACCAATCTGTGCCTTGAGTTTGCTTTCCTGTTCCTCAATCGCGGCTTTCATGCCTTTGATTTTGGTTAGTTGCTCAAACAAGATACTGCTTCCATCTGGAAGTTCCACGCTTCTTGACGAACTTTCTGGGTTCAGGCTTTCGGCGTGTTTGTAATCAAGCATGACGGACTCAGGAAAATCATCCATGTCTATGGATGAAAGAACTGCACGACACGCATTGATGTGTTGAGACATTTCATCTGACGTGACGTTTTGCGTATACCTGTGCAACTCCAGCGCAGAGTCAAAGATTGCCCACTCAATCTTGTTGGTGCCAGTACAGATTGCTTGCTGTACCCCCTGCCAGTACCACATCTCTGGCAGTCTGCCATCCCACTTGCGTGTTGTCGTCTTTACTTCAACTGGCGTTCCGTCTTCGGTCATGCCGTCAAGAGTGGCAATGAGCCTAACTGCCCCATCTTCTGTGCAGAATGCGTACATTACATCTGGTGTTTCCACCTTGATGTTTTCAAGTTCAGCAAACCACTCAAGGATTACTGGCTCAAGTTTGTTGCCACGCTCCATGGCGGCGTTGGTTTCTTTTGGCTTCGGCGGTTCTTTTGCCAGAAGTTCTGTACACAAATCAGCAAGTGACGTGTACTTGTTTGCTCCGTGGATTGATGACGCAACAGACGCGGAGATTCGTGCCCTGCCCTGCTCGTCTTTCCAACGTACCTTTAGCCATTCCTCGCTTCCGTGGGCTGGCTTGCTAACTGTATATAGATTGTCCATTCGCTCCTCCTGTACCTTCCCTTAATATTTCCACCGATTGAATCATCGAAATGGGTATATGCGTCACGTTACCGACGCATTCTGGCTTCGGCAACTCTTGAGGAAAAATTGTTGATGCCAAAGTCAAATACTCTGGCTGACAGTTTGCCCACAAGTAACCGACGGTATCCGCAATCTGGTCCTCTGGTTTATATGAGGACACCTCGGTCCACCCGTTTGGTGCGTCATATGCGTCTCGCCACCTAACGCGCACAAGCGACCACTCTGGGATTGTGGTTGGTGTTTTGTTAATCAAGCCAAACAACATACTCTCCCGTAACCCTTCCCTTCTCTGGGTCCACAAAGTGCAATCTCTGGCTCGGCTTACCAACAGCCGCTACGAACACACGTGCGTATTCGTTGTGCGATTCTGGTGAGCCAGTCACAAACACACGACCAGCATTAGCCATCGTTAGGCTCATCGGTGTGTGGAAGTGACCCATGTAGACATCCTGGAACTCTTCGACAACTCCAGTTGCCCATGCGTTGCATTTGCGCAGGATGCCGAATGCTGGCACGTTACCACCGTATGAATTGATTTCGTCACCATGAACCAGTAGTGCACGGTATGCACCAATGTGCACCATCTGGTACCAGTCGCTAGACATTTGCCACGTCACGTTCTTTAGAGTTGCGCACCTGTCGGACGCAATCTTGTACGCCATGCGGTCGATGTTGTCCCCACCAGGCATGTCCCCCTTGCGACCAAGGCGACCATGGTTTCCAAACTCGCACACAACATGAACCTTTTCGAAGTGGTTTGCAAGTGTGGCAACCATTGACTCCATGATTTTGACGGCCTCAAACAACTGTTCGAACAGGTGTGCTTCAACTTCATACACCTGTCCAGGAAAGATGCCAATGCCCTCAACCATGTCTCCGCCGAACAGAATGACGCATTCGCGGACTGGGTGGTCTTTGCGCTGAATCTCCGTCAACTTGATGGTCTTCTGAACAAGCATGTTCATACGCTCCGCACAGGTGGTCATGCCGTACGACACGGTCTTCTTGCCCAACTGCCAGTCTGTTGCGTGAAGCAAAGCCACCTCGCCACGACCCTTGCGTGTGTCCTTGGTCACAGGTGCTGCCTTGCCCTTGCCTACAGCGAGGCAGGAATCTTTTGCTGCTGAATACACAGCCTCAATGATTCCTTCTGACTTTCTCTTCGCCCGAGCCTCTGCCCCCTGCGCCTGCTTTAAAGCCTTGCGCAGTTCTGCATTTTCATTCTGCAGAGACAGGACCTCCGTAAATTTAGAGTTCGCCATTGTTGCTCAGTTCCTCTCTCCACTTCTGGATTGGTCCAGCGGATAGTTTTACTCCGCATGCTTCAAGGCCCTGCAGGATTGCTTTGACTGATATGGCCCTGTCTTTCATTGCCGACATGAAATCAGCATATGAATCTTTGTCGAGTTTTTCTTGAATCTCGACCTTCGCCAGCATTCGGGACTCCCCGATGTTCTGAGCGAACAAACTCTTTTTATCTGCCATGTTTCCTCCTAGTTGTTGAACACAATCTACACCGTTGAACACGGTTGTCAACTATTCAAATCGGAGGGGGGGCTTGAGGTATTCCACCATCAGCCCGACGCAAGGAGGTGAACGCCTGTCCAGTGGACACCCCTCCGCACTCGTTCGGACATCTCTAGGGAGGAGATTAGAGTCCGCAACCGAGCAGGCAAATAATAAATCAAATTGATGGTTGCGACAAGGATTCCTCACCTGTACATTGTCGGAACAATTTCATAAGTCTCATGTGCGTACCACGGTTGCAAGTGGCGGGCAGTAAACAGGGAAACCTGGGTAGACCTTCCATTGGTTTGGAAGGGGCAGTTGAAATAGGGAGTCGGTGTGAGGCAATCCGACGGGTGGGCGTGGTTAGAGGTCTATCTTTCCTGCTACTTGTGATTGTGTATGTGTGAATCCAACTTGCTGTCCACACGGTCAATCTTGTCCTCAACGTTGGTCTGCTTCTTGTAGACCATCTTGAGCATGCCCATCACAACCTCATGGTCAGATGCGTTCTCTTTCTTGAACTTTTGTATGGCTGCTACTAAGACACCAAAAGCACCAGTAACAACAGCGCTAAGAAGGAGTGCCCAGCCAGAATCCAC